CAAGCCTCGTTTCCGGACGCGCAGACCCCCTTACATCTGAAGAAAGCTCCCTTCGAAGAGGAGTTGCCTTCTGCGGCAAACCCGATATTCTCTTCTCCGTAGGGGGTCAAGCGGGTTGACCTCTCGAGGACGCCCGGCTTCGCCGGGATATAGGAGTAGTTATGTTAGGAGCTTTGGTTGCTTTCGGGAGTCTTTTAAAGAGCGGGCTCGGGGTTTTCACGGCAGTCAGTAAGGAAAAACGGACTCGCCGGATGGAGGCCTTGAAGGCTGCATTTGGAGCCGCCCGAAATAATAAGCGGGGAGTTTTCGGATGGGCGCTCGTGTTCCTGTCGTTTGCGGCAGTGCTGTATGACGTGGTAATGTCGGGCGGAGAAAACTTCGAAGTGTTGATTCAGCTGGTGGCTTTGGCGCTAGGAGCGTAAAGCTGGTTTGAAATGTTAATTTGCAGTCTGGGGCTGCCGGCCTTCGGCCGGGAACTCCGGATTTCGCGGGGAATTTGGAATGAAAATTTTAACTGTGTTATTGGTGTTAGTTTTGTCAGGGTGTTCTGTGATGACTCCTTGGGTCGACGAAGGTGGTGAGGAACTGGCCTATCGGGTAGACCAGTATTGTGACGAAGTGGACGGCTCGGTTCGGGAGATGTTCCGGGAGAGCATTAACAAGAACCTGAAGGATGGCCGGAAAGTTGTCGTAGAATGCGGAGACGAACTATGATTATAAAGCTGAAGAAAGGAGTTAGTGTGAAAGGGATTAAGCCGGAAATGGCAATCGCAGTCCCGATAATCGCGGGGGTGTGGGAACAGTTCGGCGTGGGAGAGCTGGTGATTACTAGTGCCTGCGACGGGAAGCATTCCGAGGGGAGCTTGCATTATCGCGGGTATGCCTTCGACTTGCGGATTTGGAGCTTTAAGAAGGACGAACTGGAGAGTGTTAAGGAGGCTTTGTGTATGGCGCTTAACGGCGTCCCTGACAATTCTTCGGGGGATTGGGATGTATGTCTGGAGAAGACTCACATACATCTGGAGTTCGACCCTTCGTAGGGCGCGGCCTAAAGGTACCAGAACGCAAAGCTACCTGAAATGCGGCTAAGTCGGGAAACCCCTTCAGGGGTTGACAAGCAGGGGCGGGCGGCCTAAAGAATTTCCCGGGCGGACGGCTTGCCGGACGACAGGGTTTAAATTCGGCCGCTGCCCCCGATTGTCACCGACTGGTGCAGCCCCTAGGCTGCAAGCTAATGAAAGGTTTTGATGATGTGTGAAATGGGGTTAATTTGGGGCTGTGTGGGTATATGTGCGGCTTTATGGTGGGGGTGATGCAATTGCATTGCCCTTTTTTTATGCCCGTTAGAAGGCCGTAGAAGGGGCTGGAGAGCTGTTAAGAACTTGTTATGATGGTTGTTAATAGGTTGTTATGCGGGTGTTATATGTTAGATATTTGGTATTTCCTGACAGCCACTGGCCTTACGATAGTCTATGGGATAGTTATTATTGTGCTTATCCTGTGGGAGATGGTGAGTAATAAGACTGCTATTAAGCTGGTTAATGTGTTGGTTACTTTGGGAACTGCGCTGGTTGTCTGGGTTATGGTAGTTATGATTTTGGATTGGTGGGGGTATTGTTATGGAACTTTCCGTTGCTGGGTCTGGCGTTAGTGAGGCCGCTAGAGTTAACGAGAACCAGAGTGGTTTTAAAGTTACTCTGATTGGGTTGGCGCAAAATAGTTTTGACGGCACTTGGACTGTGCAGTATAGCCCTAACGGGGAAGACTGGCTGAATCATGAGGATATGACTCAGATTAGTGGTAATAAGACAGGGGATTTGTTCTTTGCAATCCGCTGGATTCGACTGAAAACTGAAGGTGCTTCGACAGGGGATGTAATGTTGCACGTGATTCAGGGGGCTTAGTATGAGTGTTGGTATTGGTACAGGTATTGGATTTCCCGATAAACCCGCGAATGGACAGCCAGGGACGGCAGCTCCACATATCACGGGAGTGGTGTTTGATAAGGCGGTGACGGGCGGCAATCAGTATAAGATGCAGTACAGTGATGGTACTGAATATACGTTTGTGGTGCCTGAACAGGATGTGGATTTTAGCCATCTGGCCGAAGGAAGTATTCCTGCGTTTCGAAAAGTGCAAGGAATGCTGGTGGATAGCGGGGTTAAGGTTAATGGGCAGTCCATTGACTTTGGCGCAGATACCCTGAGTTTTGGCTCGCACACGATGAAAGCCTTAGGGGAGAATGTTGGTTTCACCAATAAGGTAACTGGAGTTACGTACGTACCGCTTTGGCAGGAGTATGGGTCTAATAAAAGTACTGGGTATATTCGAGCTATCGGGTCGAAGGAAAGTGTGACTCGACAGGCTGATACGAGTGAAGTTATTATTAATCCTGACTTTAAGACTCAGATTAATAATGATGAGATGGTGCATCAGATAAGAGTGTCTTTTAATGAGGCTACTCCTGGGGGCATAGAGGCTCTTATTTATGCTAATAATAGTCCGCTGGTGCATGTCGAAGCTAAGCAAGATATGCCGAGAGGACGGCAGACTATTTCCTTTTCGCCTGGGTTTGACTTGAAAAAAGATATTGAATATCGAGTTGTTATTCGGCGGTTGGACGGGCAAGATTTGAAGCTGAAAGGTAAGAGTGGATTTCCGTTCTTGCAAGTGGTTCGGAGTACTTGGGTTGATTTGGTGGTTGCTGACCAGAAGTGGGTAGAGCAACACTTTGTGAGTATTCAGGATTTTAATAAAGTGCAGACTGCTTTGACGGATGCGCAGGCTTTGTTGAAGCAGTTGCAGACAGCTCAGGGTGGTATGCAGGGCGACCAAGCTACGCAGAAGAATGAGCTGGGCGCTTTAGAGAAGAGGGTTGATGGTAAGTTGTGGACTATTCCTGACATTGTTGCGCAGTTGAAGAAACTGGGTTACAGACCAGCCGCGAATACAGGAGGCCCGAATACTCCTACGAGCCAGACTAGTGCGTATGCTCTTTTCCAAGCGGATGCTACTTCGCCTCCGACACTGCCGCCAGGATTGCCTGTGTACAGGGGCGGTAGAGTGCAGCTGCATAAAGACACTGATACCCCTGAATATGCGTTTATCTTCCTGCCTCCTGGGGAAGGGGGTAAGGTGGAGAAGGTTTCGGAAAGTGGCGGGCTTGCTAGTATCTGGGCTAAGGAGAGTAAGGTTTATGATGGTAAGACCTATACGGTACTGAGGTCGCCTTACCCGTTTGTTGAGCATGATTTAACTTTATTCCTGCATGAGTAAGGATTTGATATGACTAAGATTGTAAATGGTACTCCGGTACTGGCACCGCTTACGCCAGGGATGGATACTCAGAATGTGTGGCCTACTCATAGTGCGGAGTATGGAAGAGGTGGTTTGAAGCTAGCTGCTAATGTTGCGGACAGAGATGCGATTCCGAGAGCTCGGCGTTATCAGAGTTTGGTGCTGGTTATAAAAGGAGATGATAAGTATCCTCATGCGTATTACTGGAATGGTAAGAAAGAAGACGGCAGTGATGGTGCTTGGGTCGAAACTTATATCCCTGGTGGGTTTGTGCTGGCGGATACTGATGGTGGTTTGCCTACGCTGGTGCATACGTTGGTGTTTAGCGCTGACTTTGAAGTACAGTCTGCTGGTGACCAAGGGGGCGGTGCGTTAGTACAACTGGCTAAGAAGCAGGGAGGTTCGGGGAACGGACTGATTAGCGTTGGGACTTACGGGCAAGGACAGACGTTTAGTAAAGGGGATACTCTGGAATTGGAGTGGCCTTTGAAAGCGTGGCCAGATGCTGACAAGGCTAAAGCTTTTCGAGTGAGCATGGATCATACGGCTTTTGAGCCTATGCACAAGCCTAGTTTCTTGGCATATCTGGGACGAGAAGAGGAAGTATCTGGTAAAGTAGCGCGGGGCGGGAAAGGTCATCGTGAGGGAACTCTTTGGTTTGATAGAATTGTCTGGCCAATGGGCGTATTCATGACCTCTAATATGGCTGAAAAGAGCTATATGATTGAGGAAGCTGATACCCTTGACCCGAACGTGAGCGGAGGTACGGATTATCTGGTTGCGTTTCGGGCGAATATGAAAGGAACTGCTCCGAATGATGGATTTGTAAGAGCCTACTTGTATGATAAACAGGTAACTCCTTATTCTGAGAAAGGTTATTTGCTGGATAAAAACGGCGAACCTATGGTATATGAACGGCACTATAAGCAGGGAGATAAGCTTGGTGTGCTTGAAGTTCTGGGTGTTGTGAATGCTAAAGGGCAGCGAGCATTTACGTGTCATGTGGTAGATAACTTTGTTGATGATATGGTGAATATCACTGACCCTTATGAAGGGGAGTCGGGACTGTTGATTCAGGCATTGACGAAAGATTCTATGACGGGCATGGGTTTGCTGCAATATGAGCAAGATACTCAACAGAGTTTGCACATTGGTAAGATGTATCTGGGCGTAAGCCGAATGGATATCTCTTGGTTAGTAGGGCAGGATACTCCTATGGAGTCTGGGGATGCTGCGCGGGGTATGACCCTGGCGGATGGGCTACATTTTTATAACCGGACAAAAATGAAAATGGGAGTGCAAAGTGGGCATCTTATTTTTCAGGATGATGGACGGGATATTACTGACTTTAGCTTTGGTAAGATTTTCTCAGCCGAAGAAACTCGAATGCTGCGAAGCAAGAAGATTAAAGTTTCACTGACGATTACGGATAAGGATAGTGGCTGGAACGTTGCGTTAATGAAATGGATTGGTAAACCTGATGAGTATAGTAAGGAGATTTTCAAGAGTCGTAATAATGGGAGTCCTGTCTTTGATACAAACTGGGTGAAAGTGCAGACTGGTTTTATTAGCGAAGATGTAGTTTCAGGCGACCACATGGAGGCGTTTGAGTGGGATGTTCCCGGAGATGCTAATAATTACGCAGTGATTATTTATCCGGTAGAAGCTCAGAATCCCCTGCTTTTGAAATTGGCTAAGTTTACAGTAGACGTGAAGGAGCCTTTTGTAGGGTATGCCTTGAAAGCGCCCGTACTTTTGAACGAGAATCATCTGGTGTTTAGTGCGCAGTATAAAGAGTTTGTGCAGAACACGCAAGGTTATGCTGACTTGAGATATACGATTAATCAGAGCTGGCTTCCTATGCCTGTTGGTGAAGTTGGGAAAGGGGCTGCTGATATTTCACTAGACCCTAGTGTGAATAAGATTCCTGGTAGTTCTGCGAAAGGAGGCGAGGGTGCTATATCTTTTCAGACGGACGGGAATGTGAGCGGGTCAGTAGATTTGCTGCTTTGGAATGAGCAGTCTAGTGATTCGACGGTTACGTTCAGACTGGTAAGAGTTGACCCAGATACAGGAGTGGTGAACGGAGATACCGGAGATATGATTGGTGAGGGTGGGGTTAGTGTTCCTGCCGGAGCTAAGGGAGTTAACCATCGGTTTAATTTCCCAGAGACACCTGTTGAAGCAGGAGAGCGGTGGGCGTTAGTTGCAAAATCTGATAAAGCAGATGGTGCTTTTTTGCAGTGTGTTAGTGACGCGAAGCCTTTGGTTAAGATTGACCTAACCTTTAAAGAGCTGGTTACAGCTACTCCGTAGGTATGAGGGTTAAGGCGACAGCCCTAAATGTCGCCCTTTATGAACAAGCTTTAAAGGAGCGTGAACGTGAGAAAGCTTTGGCCGATGTTGCTAGTAGTGTTTTTGATTAGCGGGTGTACTGTTAAAGTGTGCGGCGATGCCGAGACTCAGTTGCAGACGGGTGATGGGCATATGCTGGAGACTCTTGTGAATGACCAGAAAGCGGAGGCGGAAGTAGATGCCAAAGCAGCTGGAGGATAAGTTGAAACGAGAGGCTCGTAGAAAAGGGCTGACGGGAGATAGACGGGCAGCTTATATTTACGGGACGCTGGCACGATTAAAAAAGAATGCTGGAAAATAAGAGATTGTAAACCTTCAAGGGTGAGTATACAATTGTTTACATACTTGATTATATAATTGAGTAATGGGAATAATTATATAATGTTCATTCTTGGAGGTTTTTTTATGAGCAAGCTGGAAGAGATTTATAAGGGAGAGGATAACGATACTACCATGCCTGTGGTTAAGAACATGACTAAGAGTGCTTGGATAGTAATGGAAGCTATGATGCTGAACCCGAAGATTACGCAAAGGGAACTGGCTAAGTTAGCTGGGGTTAGCAGACCTTATGTGTGTCGGATTCAGAATAGCCCTGTCTTTAAACAGACGCTGAGAGAAGCTCGGATTGCAGCCGTACAAGATAGACTGGTTAATATGACTGATAAAGGCATTACCAGAGCGGAGCAGATTATTGAAGATAGTGAGAGTTCTGATAAGGATGCGTTAGCTGCGCTGAAGCTGGGCTTGACAGCTATGGGCATGGGAGCTAATCAGGGAACTCCGGCGGGTGCAGGAGATACTAATCTGACGGTGAATCTGGGTGTTACGGCAGATATGGTAAACGAAGCGCGTGAGCGTAGTCAGAAGAAAAAGCTGATTGAAGGCACTTGCACGGAGGTCAGCGATGAGCAATCGGAGTAGATTTAGAAGTGCATCGGGTTGTGCAGAAGTTTGGTTTGCAGAGCCGCCCGCGTTTACGAAAGGAAAGAAGCCAAGAGGAAGTAAGAGAGCGGGCTATACTTTCGAACGAAAAGTAGGGGAACTGTTGTATAAGAAGTTCGGAGATAAAGTTTGGAGTAATGTCTGGATTGGCTATGAAGATGTGGTGTTTGGGGAGAGAGTTTGTAGTCCCGACCATTTGATTGTCGATGTAGAGAAGGGCTGGATTACGATTGTTGAATGTAAACTGAGTCATACGAAAGACGCGTGGAGACAAATTAATGATGTATATTGGCATGTTGTGCGTAGCCTATTTCCTGGTTTTAAAGTTCGTGGCATAGAGGTCTGTAAGAACTTTGAGATGAGTGCGGAGTATCCGGTAAGGCCAAGGATTGTTTGTGGCTGGGATGAATACTTTGAAGGCGGAGATAACGTGATGGTGTGCGGATTATGAGTGAACTTAGTTTAAAAGAGATTATTAGTCTGGGAGCTGAAGACTTATTGTTTTTTGGTAGAGTGTTTTTTCCAAAGACTTTTAAGAAAGCGAGTCCGGAGTTTCACGAGGAGATTGCGGAGCTGATTGACGGCCCTGATAACGGACAGGCTGCAGTATTCAGGGGCGGCGCAAAGACTACGGTAACAAGGGTTGCGTGCGCTAAGAAAGCTAGTTACGGAGAGACGAATGTAACTCTGGTAGTGGGTAAGGGTCAAGACCATGCGATTAAAACTATCCGCTGGATTCAGAATCAGGTAGAGAATAATAAGAAGTGGGCTGATACTTTCCAGATTACTAAGGCGGTTAATGTCGATACTGGTCGCCCGAAGAAATGGACGGATGAATGGATTACTATTCATAACGGAGTGCTGGGTAAGGATATACACTTTATAGCCTACGGGATTACGGGTCAGATAAGGGGTATGAACATTGATGACTCGAGACCAGACTTTATTATCTGCGATGATATCTTGGATGATGAAAACTGCGCTACCATGGAGCAGAGGGAAAAGATTAAGGATAGATTCTGGGGTGCTTTGATGAAGTCGCTCTGTAGGAAAGAAGAAAATCCTATGGCCAAGTGCATCATGCTCCAGACTCCAATTGACGAAGAAGATTTGTCAATGGATATCAGAAAGCTGGATAGTTGGGTAACAAAAGTTTATAGCTGCTTTAAGGAAGATGGGAACAGTGCTTGGGAAGAACAGTTTAGTCTAGAGAGTCTGAAGAAAGAGAAAGCTGAATTTGTTCAAATGAATAAGTTGAGTGTTTGGATGCGGGAGATGGAAGTTAAGCCGACAGCGGCGGAGCTAAAGTTATTCCGGCCTGAATGGTTGCAGACTTATGATATGCTGCCCGAACATCCGATGTTTATTTTGAGTGTTGACCCGACACCGCCGCCAAGCGAGAAGATTCAAAGAGACCCGCAGAAACTGGATGATGCGGTAGTAATGATTACAGCTTTCTTTCAGAAGAAGTTTTATGTGGTGGAGTATTATCAGACTAAGAGTCCGCAAACTACGGAGTTGGTTAGTAAGATATTTGAATTTTTCCTGAAGTATCGTCCGACTTTTGTCGGGGTTGAAACGCACCTTTTTCAAAGAACTGTTAAGACGGAAGTGGAAAAGGAGATGGCAATTCGCGGGGTGTTCTTTACGATTGTTCCTGTTGAGGATAAGAGGAATAAGTTTGTAAGGATTAAAGATACCTTGCAGGGTCTGGCAAGTCAGGGCAGGTTGTTTGCGCTGGCGACGCACATAGAACTGCATAGTCAGTTTAAAGACTACCCTCAGGTAAAACATGATGACTTGTTGGATGCGCTGAGTATTGCTACAATGTTAATTAATCCGGCATTACTTGCTGCAGGAAATGTTTACGAAGGCGAGTATGAAGTTATAGCGGAAGATGAATCTGGTTATGAAGCTCTTGAATTTGGAGGATGCCCTTAATGTTGGGAATGAAAATAAAGTATGATGCTACAAGCTCGGGTAAACATTCCCGTATTTTGCAGGCTATTTTGGATAGAGTTCGTTTGTCAGAGAGTAACATTAGTACGCACTTTGACAGGTGGCGTGAAGCCGAAAAGTATTACATGCTATATAAGGTTAAGACGGACAAAGATAGACAAAGCGTGAAAGCCTTTACGGAAGGCGACACAGACTATACTAGTGTGGTTATGCCTTATAGCTATGCAATGTTGTTAACGGCACATACATACATGGTGAATGTATTCCTGAACCGTCCTAATGTGTTCCAAGTGGACGGGATTAACGGGGATGGTGTAGAGAAGGAAATGGCTCTGGAGGCTATGCTTCAATACCAGCTAAGACAGGGTGAGATGGAAGTCCCGTTATTTATTTGGTTGCTGGATGCACTGCGTTACGGTATCGGCATTACAGGGAACTACTGGTGCAATGAAATTATTCCTCAAAGTTATATTGTGGAAGAAGAGATTATTGTTGACGGTGTTCCTACTGGTAAGACACAGAAAGTTTTGAAGTACAGGACTAAGGAAGGGTATAAAGGAAACAAGGCATTTAATGTTCTGCCTTATGATTTTCTACCTGACCCGCGAGTTCCTTATAGCAAGCTGCAAGACGGGGAGTTTGTTGGCCGGAAGTTTAAGATTTCCTGGAACGAACTGGTTCGTCGAGAGAAGGAAGGTGTTTACTTTAACGTAGACCAGTGCCGGAATTTGTTAGGACAGGCTGTTCGGTCAGAGGACAGACACTCGTCTATGCAAGATAGTCAGGTGATGCCGGGAGTTACTACTAACCCGAAAGGTCTGAAGACTGGTGACGTGAATGCAATTGAGTTAATTGTTGAACTCGTTCCTGAAGAGTGGGGATTAAGTGAAGGCGTCTATCCAGAGAAATGGGTATTTACAGTTGTTGAGAAAAAGATAATTGTAGGCTGCCAACCACTGGGCTATTTGCATAATAAGTTCCCTTATCACGTATTGGAAGCTGAAGCAGATGGTTATAAGCAAGAGAGTCGTGGTTTGCTGGAAGTTGGTAAGCCGATGAATGACATTCTTACTTGGCTGTTTGATACGCACATGTACAACAAGAGACAAGTTATTAATAATCAGTTTGTTGTTGACCCGTCACGGGTGGTGATGAAAGACCTGCAAAGCAAAAGACCTGGTAAGACTATTCGTTTGAAGCCTACTGCGTATGGGCAGGATGTAAGAAGCTTGATTAGCCAATTGCCTGTGAGTGATGTGACTATGCAGAACTATAGCGATGGTCAGATTGTTGAGCAGCAGATGCAAAGAACGCTGGGTATTAATGATGATATTTCAGGACGAAGTTCTCCGACCTCAAGAAGGAGTGCTACGGAGTTCCGAGGTACTACAAGTCAGTCGGCTAATAGACTGGCGAATACCGCGTATTACTTTAGTATCACGGGCTGGCGGAGTCTTGCAAAGTGTATGATTGGAAGCACTCAGCAAATGTATACAACCGAGATGAAAGTTAAGGTTGCTGGAGACAATATAAAGGGTGCGGAATCAATCACCGTGAACCCAGATGACATCGCAGGAAATTTTGACATTACGCCCGTAGATGGTACTATGCCAATAGATAGAATGGCACAAGCCCAGTTTTGGATGCAAGTGCTACAATTCACTGCGATGGATCCAGAGCTGCAAATGCAGTACCGTCGTTCAGATATCTTTAGCTACATGGCGCGGTTGGCTGGCCTTAAAGGTATTGATAAGTTTAAGATGCAAGTAATCGGAGACGATGAGTTGCTTGCAATGCTGAAAGCTCAAATGGTTAACGGAGGTGGTAATGGACAGCAAGCAGGAGCAACAGCTGGAGGAGGCGTTGGAAATCAAACGCCAGCAGCAGCAGGAGCTGAAGACCTTGTTGGAGCTTCCGGGCTTCAAGCTCTTCTCCAATCTGGTGGATGAGCAACGGAGAAGTCGGGTTAAGGAAATCGTGGGGATGGAGGCAGATAGCCTCGATTCCCTGATAAAACTAGGCAATGCGAAAAAAGAGCTAGCGGGAATTCAGTTTGCTGCAGCTCTCCCCCAAATGATGATTGATTCCTTAGAGGATGAAGTCAAAGAGATTTTAGATATTTTGAGAGGTGATGAAGATGAACTGGTGGATTAAACTACAGCAACGCGGTTTGATGGGAGAACTTAACGAGGGGTCTGACTTGGGCGGTGGTGAAACTCCTGCGGAAGAAACTCCTGTTGAGGAGATTGATGAGCAGGATAACTTTTTAAATTCTCTGTTTGCTGACGATGAAGAAGAAGAGTTAGAGCCTGAGCCTGAGCCGGAGAAGAAACCGGAAGAAGAGCCAGAGCCAGAGAAGAAGCCAGAACCGGAAGAGAAAAAGCCAGAACCAGAACCTGAGCCAGAACCTGAGAAGAAGGTTGAGCCGGAAGAGAAGAAACCTGAGCCAGAGAAAAAGCCTGAAGAAAAGCCGGAAGAAGAACCGGAGCCAGAACCGGAAGACCTGGAAGAACAGCGTAAGCAGTATTTGGCTAGCGTAGAAAAAGACTTTGCAATCTCGGAGGAGGATGCTAATCTTATAATAACACAGCCGGAGAAGATTCTGCCACGCCTAGCCGCAAATATTTATGACAGAGCGATGCGTGATACAGCTGAGATGTTCAGAAACTTCTCCGAGCAAATACCAAATATGCTGCAAGGAATTTCACAACAGCAACGTCAGGCTAGCGAAGCAGAGCAGTCATTCCTTGCAGCAAACCCAGGTATAGAAGCTATTGATAAGACTGAGCTGGAGGGTCTTATTAGTACGTTTGCTCCGTTAGTTGCACAGCAAAATCCTAACGCGAGTGCCGAAGATAAATTGAAAGCTTTAGGCCGTACTATTGCAGCGGCTAAAGGTATTTCACTTAAAGAGGTAGCACCGGAAAAAACTCCTCCGAAAGAGGAACCGGTAAAACCTCATACGCCAGCTGCTCCAGTTAGTACTGGTGCTCAACCGCAACCTGCTCCAGCTTCTGAAGCGGATGTGTTTATTGATATGTTATTAAACGATGATGATTAAGGAGAATACCTATGGCGACTATTGCAGGTCTGCGTGGTACTGGTGACTGGGGGCCAGATGAACGCCCGAAAAACTTCCGAGAAACGATTCTGTTTCTGGAGCCAAATGGTCAAGCACCTCTTCAAGCTCTGTTGAGTAAGATGGGCTCGGAATCGACGGATGACCCAGAGTTTAGCTGGTGGGAAGAAAAGTTAACTCACAATCGCGTGCAGGTTAACGGTGCTTTGAATGGCGTGGCAACTGCCTTGGTCGTGGATTCTGGTGCGTTGCAGGCAGTTAAAGGCGACATGTATATCGTCGAGTCTGCTGGTGGTATGTGGGCTAACGAGATTGTGTTTATTGACGCAGACCCAACCTCGGATACAGCGCTTACTATCAAGCGTGGTTTTGCAGGTACAACTGCTGCAGCAATTGCTGATAACGCTTATCTGACTAAGATTGGTAATGCGTTTGCAGAAGGTACGTTGTCTCCTAAAGCGACAACTCGTAACCCGACCAAACTTAAAAACTTCTGCCAAATCTTTAAGACCACTTACGAGATTACAGAGACGGCGAAGGTTACTAAGTCTCGTACCGGCCCGGTTCTGGAAAAAGATAAAAAGCGTAAGATGTTTGATATCATGCGTGATATGGAGATGGCGTCTATTTACGGTCGTCCTTCTGAAACGCTTGGTGAAAACAAAAAACCTCTGCGTACTACCGCGGGTCTGTTGAACTTCATCACTACGCACAGAACTAACTTTGGTTCAGGCGGTGGTAAAGTTGCGTGGAATGAAGATAACCTGATTGACTTCTTCTCGCAGGTGTTTGACTACGACGGTATGGGTGCGGGTAACCAGCGTCTTGCTTTCGTTGGTAACACAGGCCTTACGGCAATTAACAAGTTGGCTCGTAACTCGAACTCAACTCGTATCAACTTTGAAAAACAAGTTGCTGTTGTTTATGGTATGAACTTTACTAAGTGGGTTCTGCCGCAGGGCGAGATTTACTTCAAGACTCACCCACTGTTTAACATCCATCCTGAGTTGAGCAAAGCAATGATGGTCATTAACCCGAAAGGTATTAAAGAGCGTCCGTTGCGTAAACTGAAGTTCAAAGATAATGTGCAGGCGCCTGATGCTGACTACCAAAAAGGTCAGTGGATTGCGGAAACTGGTTTCGAAGTTAACCACGAAGAAACCATGGCATTTGCAGGAAACCTGGGGGGCTAAGATAACTTGGCCTGGTGATTGGGAGGGGGTTCGCCTCCTCCCTTTTTTTTTCTCGGAGAAAAGATATGAGTAAGTTTACGTACAGCCCAATAGACCACGGCGGTTCTTGCGCGTCTCCTCGAGACGGTGATGAGAAGGAATATCCTTCAGTTCATTTGGATATCGGCCCTGAGCAATTGAAGGGCTTGGATGCTGGTCAGGATGTAGAGATTACAATTCGCGGTAAGCTAAAAAGTTTACGTTATGACACGGACGATAACTGGGGTACAGGTGCTTCAGTCAGTGTTTCTCTAAGAAGCTGTGAAGTCAAGGACTCGGAAGAACAATCTGTTATTGATTCCATGCTCGAAGAGGATTGATATGAACAGAGCTGAGTGGGAACTTTTGAGAAAGTTCGACAGAAAACTTTCCTATGTGGCTAAGGTATGTTCCGAAGTTGAAAACAACTCAGAGAGTATCAAGGCGCTTCGTTGTGAGATTGACGAAATGAAGGATGTTGTTACGGAGTTTCGCAAGATTCTTTTCATACGGAAGCAGGTTAGGAAGGTTTTGTTTTGGGTTCTTACTATCACATTGTCGGCAGGGATTACAACTTTTGTAACAGAAAGAACTAGTTTATACCTTCCCGCTCGTGAAGAAGGTTTGATAATTCCTTCTAAGGTGGATACAACAAATGGCAGCTTGGGATGATAACACAGCTATATGGGATAATGCTTTTGGTATCTGGGATGCGACCGTATACCGGAATTCCGTAGACTTAGGAAGTCGTGTAAGAATCTCTTCTCAAGCGGGTAATGTAATACCCCTCTCAACTTCCTTCCGTCAACGAACTTCCGTTGCTGCTTTGCATACAGCAGCTTTCCAGAGTTCGGCATCCTTCCGACAGAAAGCTTCACTAAAAACTCTGCATAAATTAGAGTATGATTTTAAAGCTTTCTTTAATAACATCTCTTCTTTACAGGAAACTGTTAAGACAATCGCACAAAACTCTGTTACGTTAGCACAAGCAGCTAAGGTTTCTCCGGTAGGAAATTTCTCAGCGGAAGTTTCAGCTACTATGGGAAGTGTCGGGGACTTCACTTCTGTTGGGATAACTTCTATAGAAAAGTCTGTTACTTTTTCAGGACTTTCTAATCTTTCAGCTTCTTTTAAATGGATGTATGAAGCTGATTTAGTTTTTGATTTCTTCGCGGAAATTGATTACGAAACAGAGAATCTTCGTTACAATACTGTGGTGTTTAGTGCTCATGCAGGGATTGAACAACCCGATAGAACTCTCGCAATGTCGGCTGATGTTACGATAGGAACGACTGCGAAGATAGCGGCTGATAATGTTTTTACAATGCGTGAGTTGGTTGAGTTCTCCGGCGAAGCAGACTATACTATTTATACTGCCTCTTGGGGACGTGAGCCCGAACTCAAAGGAGACTGGGTTCCTGAAAGCACAGTAGCGGGAAATTGGACACCGGAGAATTCTATCTCTGGTACGTGGAAAAAATAGGAGATTGATATGCAATCTATGGTAAGTCAGGCGGTAAACTTTTATCAAATAGAGTGTTTCCGTGACGGCAAAAAAATCTGGGAAGAGAATATTAAGAACCGTGTAGTTAATCAAGGACTTAACGATATCCTAGATAAGTACTTTAAAGGGGCTAGTTATTCGGCAGGTCACTTTATGGGCTTGAAAGGTTCTGGTGTTGTAGCAGCTGGACACACTTTAGCTAGTCATTCAGGCTGGTCAGAAGTTACAGCTTACTCAGGTAACAGACAGCGTATCCAGTTAGGTTCTGTTTCAGGACAGGCTGTTGATAACTCTGCCAATAAGTGTACTTTCCAAATTAACGGTACTGCAACTGTCGCTGGTATTTTGGTAGCTACGATTGCCAGTGGTACGAATGGTGTATTGTTTGGTGCAGCCGACTTCCCGTCAGAGCGTAATGTGTTGTCGGGCGATACACTGATTGTTACTGTAACCTTTACTCAGCAGAGTGCTTAATTATGACTAAAGACCAAGTAGTTAAAATGATAGCTTTCAGACTCGGCAATGTTCGAGGAATGGATACTATCATTGAAACTGAAATTGAGTCTACCATCAACCGGCTGGAGAATGAATCTTTCCAGCCTTGGTTCTTGTTATCGGAAAATAACGAGTTCCAAATGACGGTAGGCGAAGGTAGAGTTCCAGTTCCACGGGGTTTTCTTGCAGAGTATGATGACAGTGCTCTGTATGTTAAGACCGACAGCGGGAGCTACGACCCTTTAACTAAACTGAGTGCTGAGGAGGTTCGTCTTAAATACCAGAACCAACAAGGAGCTCCCGAAGGTTATGCGCTGACGAATAAATACTTCCGTGTTTATCCAGCGCCTGATAAAGAATACCTTCTGGAACTTTTGTTCTATCGTCGTTCAGGAACTATTGAAGGCGATAACAATCCTTGGCTTGAAGAAGCTGCAGACCTTATCGTTTACGAGACAGCTTCGCATATTTTGATGGCTCGTAAAGATAAGCGTTACGTTCAGATGGAGCAACTGGCGCAGGAACAAAAAGTTCTGTTAATGCAGCGTCACGTGGCTCGTGAAGAGGCTAATCGTGAAGTAGTTATGGGAGGTGACTAATGCCTTTAGAAACTGAAAAATCGACTATGACTCCGGATGATTTGAATGCTAACTGGCCTACAGGGCAGGATGGTATCAAGTTCGGAGATAACCATATTCGTATCGTTAAGATTGCTGTGAAGAATTTCTATACAGCCTATGGCACTAAAATGCAGGCTATTGACAAGAAATTCTCAGACCTCTTCGACGGGACGAAAGCGAAAGTTGCTAAGTTAGCAGACTCTGCTGAAGATGCCAAAAAGTTGGGAGGTACTCTTGCAAGTCAGTTTGCAAAGATTTCTGGGACATATGCTAACTTACGGGCGCAGGCAACTACAAAGGCTGACGTCGGCCTCGGCAGCGTACCTAACTATGGTATAACCAGCAGTACTGATACTAATAACGGGAGTCTTTTTGCATCTGCAGCAGCTGTGTATGCAGCAGCTCGTCGAGGGCCGGGGGCTTCCACGGGCTGGAATACCGTTGGTTCTTATGCTTTCGCGAAGTCTACTCGCTACGGTACCAGAGCGAATACCACTATAGCAGGTCGTGAGTTACGGGCTTCTGGGGTAAACCCTAGTGTAGGTGCGGTAGCTCAAGGAGCAACTTTATCAGGAACTTGGCGTTGTATGGGTAATGCACCTAGCAGAGATTATGCTTCTTTGTTTGTACGTATTTCTTAACAGGATTTAATTATGAAACTTCAACAACCTAAAACTTATAACGTAGACCGCTCTAACAAACTAACTCTTACTAATATCTCAGATATGCAGTATGCAGAAGAAGATAAATCCTCTGTGAATTGTACAGTGGTGTTTAAGGAGTTTCCGTTAGAACCTATGCCGTTCACTGCTGATAAGTATGATTCTATGGCTCATGGCAGAGAAATTTATAATGATATCGTCTCTGGTGAGTTCGGAGAAGTTGCGGACTATGTTCCTCCTAAGGATGAAGAAGGGGAAGTGTAATGAGGGTTCGTCATCAGATGAATCGTTTGTCAGGCTTTATGCCTGACATTTCTCCTGACCAACTTCCGCCCGATGCTTCTTCATACTCGGAAAACATGAAGGAAGAGCTGAATGGTTGGCAGAAAAGCGATGGTTTAAAAGAAACGTTTCTGGAGCCTGGGAATGAAAAGAATTATTTGTTCTTCTTCTCCCCAGCGGAAGGGGATGACCGTTGGTTTATAGCTGGCTCTACTGGTATAGTTTATTATCAGGGAAAAAACAAACTAGAGGCCACTCGTGATACTGGGGCTTACTCAGCTGCCGGGCAGTTTAACTGGAAAGGTCTGGATTTTAACGGGATTATCTGCTTTAATAACGCAGTAGATAAACTCCAATATTTTCAGGATAAAGGTAAGTTTGCTGACGTTACGGAACTAGATGACAAGGTACGTTTCAGGAATATAGCTAAGTATAAAGCGTATATGTTCGGACTGGGTGTAGACAGCGGAGAAGGTTTTAATGATGACGAGATTTACTGGAGTCATCCCGCAGACCCTGGTACTTTACCTGCTAGCTGGGATTTTGCAAACCCTGCTGTGGATGCGGGTAAGACTTATCTGCCAAGTACAGGTTATGTAGTAGATGCTCTTGAGCTTGGAGAGACTTTCTTTATTTATAAGAATGATTCTACTTGGACGTGTCGTTTTATCGGAGGACAGTTTGTATTCTCCTTTAATGAGAAATGGTCAAGTCAGGGTTGTCTTGCGCAAGGATGTGTCACTGAGTTTGAGGGTAATCACTTTGTGGTGACTCAGACTGACATTGTTGTTCACAATGGTGTTTCTTCGAATTCTGTGGCGCATAGAAAGGTTAAAGAATTTTTCTTTAATGATATATCCCGCGAATTTTTTGACCGCGCATTCGTTGTTAAAAGGCCGGATACGCACGAAATATTTGTGTTTTACCCATCCGTAGATTCAGCAGACGGCTCGATTGATAAAGCTCTTGTATGGGACTGGGTAAACAAGGATTGGGAACTTCGCCTGATGCCAAACATTACCCATGCCTCAGTGGGCAGTGCTTTGCCTGAGACTACAAGTTCTTGGGACTTGGCAGATACAATCTGGGATAGAGAAGGTAGCTGGCGTTTGGAAGGTGACTCCCGTGTCTTTGCCCCTGCGATGTATCTTGGTATGCGGGACAGAGATAACATTGGAACTATCTCCACAGATGGCCTTATGTTTGGACAGCCTTTAAAAGCAGTCTGGGAACGGAAAGATATAACTCTCGGGAGGATGACAAGAGATGGGGTTGTTGTTCAGAATTACGAGAACTATAAGACAATCTCAGAAATAACTTTCGACGTAGAAACTACTGAGAACTTTCAGGTCTTTATCGGAACTCGAGATTACCTAAATGATTCTGTTATCTGGGAAGATTACGGTACGTTCGAGCCCGGGCAACGGAGGACGTTAGATTTAATCCTGACTACAGGGTTCTTATCTATTCGCCTGGAAACTGAAGCATCTGCTTTGAGGCTTCGTAATTTGCATATAGAGTTTGAAGTTGGGGGAGAGATTATCTAATGTATACTTTCGTAGAAACACCTGCGGATGTACGGGATTTACCGGAGTATTTAAGAAAGACTCTTTTAGAAATAGAGGACGCTCTTAACACTCCGGAGATTTTTGTATCCGAACATTTCACTACAAAGGAGTCTTCCGTAAATACTCGTTTAAAAAGAGAAGGACTTCAGGTATGGGATTCAACTTCTAAGAAACCGGTATGGGCAACCGGAAAAGCTCCAGAAGATGACTGGATTTTTGGTGACGGGACAGTAGCCTACTCGCCAGTATCAAGTATAATCAAACCATAGCAAGGGGGTTATTATGCTTTATCCAGTTTCACCATGCGATGTTCCTAGAGTCTGGGATGCTATTGGAGAACATCTTAAAAAATCTTTTGATAAAAGTCCGATACCAATCCCAGAGGAGAAAGTTTATCTTGAAGTAGCTGAAGATAGAATGAAACTTTTTCTCCTAACGGAAGGGACGAAAATGAAGGGCATGGTTTTATTCAGAATTGAAGACCATTTCGGTACTAAAGTCCTGAACTCTTTTGCACTATCATGCGACTCCGATTATGGAGAACTTGAGCAAGATATGGAACAAGCCTTAGAGATAGCTAAACTTTTAGGCTGTTCTCATTTGATAGGTTATGGGCGGCGGGGCTTTTCAAAAACTCTACCGTTGTTAGGTTTTAAACATTTACAAACCGTAATGGTTAAAGAGGTGTAACATGAGTGGAGGCGGCTCACAAACCACCACTACAACAGCAACTCCCTGGGCGGGAGCGCAGCCTTATTTAGAGCAGTTATTAGGGCAAGCGGCTGACGTAGCTGGGCAAGACATTGACTACGCAAAACCCTATGTAGGAATGTCTGACGAACAGAGAAACTTATTGGAACAGTTGCAAGGATATTATGCACCTGAAGGGCAGTACGCGCAAAGCGTGGCTCAACAGCAGGACGTAATTTCACAGATGTTACAAGCCCCTGGGCAAGTGGCAACTGACCCTGTTGTTCAGAGTCTTGTGGAGCAAGCTCAAAAAGGACTTGGCACACAGCTGACAGAAACCGTCTTGCCGCAAATCCGGTCGGGCGCAACGGCTGCAGGTCAGTACGGTTCAACCCGACAGGGCGTAGCTGAAGGCGTGGCGGCAGGTAAAACAGCTGAAGCGCAATCGCAAGCGGCCACCAGTATTTATGGGCAAGCTTATCAAGATGCTTTGCGACGACAGATGCAAGGCCTCGCAATGGCTCCTCAAGTTTCGGAGATGGGCAAAGCCGGTATTCAAACAGGCTTACAAATCCAAGACGTACTACGCGGAGAAGAAACCGGAGCTGCGGAAGCGGAGTATGCAAGAAGAACCCAAGCTCCTTGGGCTGGCCTAGAGAAGTGGGCTTCCCTTCTTTATCCAGCAGCAGGCATGGGAGGCACTACTACAGCAACTGGGCCAGGTCGAGGTATGTTCTCGAGACTGTTGGGTGGTGCTACAACAGGACTCGGCGCTTACTCAGCTCTTGCGGGCATGGGTGGTAAAGCTGCTGGTATGGCAACCCCAGCTGGTATGGGCTTAGGCCTGTTATCGCTATTAGCATAAGGAGGATTTATGGCTGACGGAATTTCACCAATCGGTCTTGCGGGTACTGGAATCCCTGGACAACCGGCTGCCCCGACACCTGAGACAGGGGCGTTTGATTTCTTACAGAGTACTCCACTTGGACTCGCCCTTCTACAGAGTGGTCTTTCTATGACAAGCGGAACTCCTGCAGGACAAGCATTCAGTCAGGGCTTTGGCGTGTACCAACAACTCATGGCTCAGGAGAAGGGTTCGCAACAGCAAGAGTTTATGAACAAGCTCAGAGAACGAGAAGTTTCGGCGAAAGAAGCTCAAGTTGACATTGCGGAAACTCAGGCGGAAACGGCAGCTACTCGTGCGAAAGCTGCTCTTAAAGCTGCGGAAGTTAAACAGCCTAAAGGTGTTGATAAAGATATTTGGAAACAAGCTCTCGATACCGAGAAAGCAGGAGCCGGTCTCGATGAGTACGGTAATCCAATGCCTGTGGATGCTTCGGCTGTTTATCGCCGTTATAACTCTATGGTAACTGACGATAAGAGTAAGGCTTATATGCCTTTCGGTATGTCGGAGACAACGGCACTGATTAATGCTGCGACCAAAAACCCTGCTTATGCAGACCTTCTTTTCAGTGAAGCAGGTACGCTATATGGGGCTGATAAGGTTGGGCGATTGCAGGCTCGTTGGCAGAAACTTCAGGAGAAAAAAGCTGCTGAAGATGCTGCAAAAGCTGCGGAAGATGCGGCAGCAACTCCACCAGCGACTCCGCCGGCGGCAGCGCCTACGCCAACTCCATTGGCTACGTACCCAACAATGCCTGTAGCACAACCTGCAGCGCCTGCTTCTTACGGGGCGTTGAGACAAATGATGGGATATTAATTATGGCTCTTAATGATAGCTATTTACCGGAGGCTTCCAATGCGGAGCTTCCACAATATTTAAGGGATGTGTTAGCGGGTGCTCAAGGAGCACCTGTTCCCACTCCTGGGGCTGCTCCAATGCCAGTGCCTCAGCCTGCACTCGACCCGTTCTTAGCAGCACTCCTTCCAACGGAAGCTGCTATTGAGATTGACCCAGAATCAGGTCTCTTGATGCCTTCGGTAAAACGCGGTGCTGCACAGACATTTGCCTCCCTTGCCAACTTGGTCGGGGCGGAGGAAACTGCTGCCGAAGCAATGCAATATGCTGCGCAATTCCCGCGACAAATCCAGGACATTCAAGACGTACAGTCTCTAGCAGACCTTGGAACTTACGCCGTTGAATCGGCTGCGGAAAATGTAGCAAACATTCTCGCCATTGGCGCGGGTGCTCTTGTTGGTTCAGTAGCGGGTGCTCCAATGGTTGTCGGCGGGGGCTTAGTAAACTTCGCTCTGCAAGCTGGTGAGTCTAAGATGTCAGTCGAGCAAGCAGGCGGCGACCCTAACTTAGTTAACGTAGGTATCCCAGCTGCTCTTAATACAGCCATCGATACTTTCTCTATTGCTAAGATTGCAAAGAAAGCTGGTGTGTTGAAGGAAGTTGTTGAGCATCTGGACGAAGCCGCGGAAATCTCAGGACTGGGCGCGCGTATTAAACGTGGGGTTCGTACTGGTACGGAAGCTTTCGCCCTCGAAGGTTCTACGGAAGTTATCCAGAACTACAACAACTTAGTAGCCGCGAAATTGTCCACTGACAAAACTATCCGCGAAGCACTAACTCTTCAAGGCGAGGATGTTGATGACCTGATTAACGCATTCGCAGCAGGCGGTCTGGGAGCAGCTACTACAGCTGGCCCTCTGGCTACAGTTTTCACTGGTAAAAAGGTAAGTGAATCTGCAGACCAAGGTTCTAACGCAGCGCCTGTACAGCCTACGGAAGCCGACCCTAACCCACTCACGGGTGAACCTACTCAAGCGCAGCCAACACCTGCTCCGCCGGAAGGAACTCCTGATATTGACGATACCGACTTCACGCAGGAGTTCGGGGATGCTAACGAAGACCCCGTGGAACTAGACCCTGATAATGAAGTCGAGCAGCTTAAAGCTGAGATTGAACGTCGTAGAGTTTACTTGGAGGCTGGTCAAACAGAAGCCCCGTTCCGAGCACAAGCTCGTCGTGACCCTGCTTATCTTTCAAGAAAAGACCAGTTGAGCACAGGTGATGACCCGACATTCCGGCAGCCTATGCCTTCTCGTTTCTGGGAAGATAAAACTTACACAGCCCTCGGCGAAGAGAGTACTGTATTCAGCTCTATTGTTGCGGATACTCCAGAGGTTACGACTACAGCAAACTATCGGAAACGTTTCACGGAAACTGAACAGTATGCTATTGCCGATTACATCGAGATTCTGCGTACAAGCTTCATGCCAGATGCTCCAATTATTATCGGGCATCAAGGAGACTTCTCAGGCTCGCGCTCCTCTTCTACTATGGCGTCAATGTCGCCCGTGGAAATCGAGGGACGTAACGCCTACATTATGGAAGTTAACCCTGCAGGTATGGCGCGTATAGCACAAGCCGTAGGCGTAGAACGTAACACTCTCTTGTACGAAACAGTTGCCCATGAGTTTGGTCACGCACTTTCTGCTGAGCAGTTTAAGCGTGAAAACAACCAGACACAATCTGCAATCTACGGAGAATATCAGCAGTGGGTAGACACTACCTCGAAGAAAACTATGCGGGAATTCATCCTAGATAGATTCCCTCCAGTATCGGGTAAGTACTATCTGGATAACATTCCGCAAGAACTTCTGGAAGTTCCATTCATGGAAGCCGCCCGTGAAATCGGATGGACAGGTTCGAAACTCCGCTATCACCTTTCTTTCGAGGAATATGCTGCGGATAACATGGCTAAGTTTGTCGCCCGTGATGCTAAGCTGGCGAATCAGGTTTCCAAGGAAACTAAAGGTTACTGGACTAAAGCTATTGATACGTTCCTGAAAATATTCAGAACTATCTCTAAGTTCTTACCACAACCTAAGTTCAAAGCGTGGGTTGAAAAAGTTCGGATGGACAAGGCACTTGAACTACTCCTTGATGTTCCGCTTGCTTCCCAGCAGATTGTGGATGACTTAGGCGAGTTTATTGATTTGGACATTAATAAATTGCGGGACAATCTAAATTATAAAATGTCCGATGGTGTCAGGATGAATGAAACCGCAGGGACAATTCTGCAGGACGCCCAGCAACTTGAGGCACTGCGACGGAACTATCGTGTATCAACTGGCTTTACTCGTAAGGTAGCCGGACGATTCCTCACGCCCGCGCAAATTGCAGAACGTTACAACATCCCTCAAGCGAAAGCTTACATGGAACGAGTATACGACTACTACCAGACTAAGATGCGTGGTATCTCGAAAGCTGACTCCATTGCTAAAACCTGGATGGATTTACCGGAAGCTCAGTCTGACGCATTCGGCAAGTTCCTTTACGCAATCTCCGAGAAGTCTGATGAACTGCAACGTCGTCTAACTCCCGAAGAAATGGCAGTCTTTCGTGAAGAGTTTGGCATCACAGATGAAACGGCAACTCTCTACGGAGAAATGGATACATCTTTCCAAGAGATTCTATCTCGTTTAGAGACTTCTATTCTGAAAGATATCGCTCGTTCGTACACAAATAACCCTGGGCGTTTTGTTGAGGAATACCAGGCCGCGCAAACTATGGGCGACAAAACTCTGGTAATTACTTCCTACGGTGTCGAGGATTATGCAGGTTTCCTAAACGAGCTTCAGAAAGCAGAGAAAAGTTTCGACGCACTGCGTAACAAGAACTATTTCCCTCGTATGCGGTTTGGAGATTTCACTATTACAGTGAAGCGTAAATACCTGAAAGGAGAGAAAGCCCGTGAAACAACAGCTGAATTCCTAACCTTCGAAAGTAAGAAGGAACGGGATAAGATGCTTGAACAGTATTTGAAGGATTACTCAGATGATATTCAAAACGGTACAGTGGATGTTATTGGCTCTAAGCTTGACGACACTACTCGTAGTCTTTATGGTATGCCTCAACTGGTTGTGGATAGAATTGCTAATTCACTCCGTAGTGCGGAAGGAACAGGGCTTACTGCTGACCAAGAGAGAGCAATCGCGGATATCGCTCTTGACCTAAGCCCAGGCAAACGCTACTTACGTCATATGCAGCACCGGAAGAATACAGCAGGATTCTCCACTGAAGCAATGCGTACATACGCAGCCTATATGAGTAACGCTTCAAACCATCTCGCGCGTGTTGAGCATACGGCGGATATGGCTGCGTCACTCCGCGACTTGCGACAAGCTCAGAAAGGAATGGCTGGTGACGTGACTGACCTCGCTGAACTAGACTCGTATTACACAGACCATTTCAAGTATCTGCTTAACCCAGAGAACGATTGGACAAAACTTCGGGCGTTCGGTTTCCTTTGGTATCTCGGAGCTAACCCTAAGTCTGCACTTGTCAACACAACGCAGTTGCCGATGGTTACATACCCATTCCTAGCTTCTCGTTACGGCGACACCCGAACAGTCTCGTCCCTAGCAAAAGCTTTGAAAGACGTAACCGCGCACTTTACTCTGAAGAAAAAGTATTCTGAAGAGGAGCAGCGTTTGCTTGACCGTGGTGTTCAGGAAGGTTGGATTGACGAGAGTATGGCATCTGACCTTGCAGGTATCTCTGAAGGTACAGCTTTGCAACGTATCCTGCCTACGAACAAAGCGCACAAAGTTATGAATAACATTAACTACTATGGAGGTTTCTTATTCTCGATTGCTGAAAAATACAATCGTCAGGTTACCGCATTAGCTGCGTTCCGTTTGCACATGAAGGACACCGGAGATTTCGAGGCCTCGCACAGAGCTGCGAAAGATGCGGTACATAAATCTCAGTTTGAATACGCGAAGTACAATCGACCTGAGTTTATGCGTGGTAAGAAGTCAGCCTTCTTCCTGTTCTATAACTATACGCAGCAGTTCATGTACATGGCTTTTGCTGGTGGGGGTAAAAGAGAGGACAAGCAAACAGCTATTCGTATGTGGGGTATGCTCCTTCTACTAGCTGGTGTACAAGGTTTGCCTATGGCAGAGTACGTACTATCAACACTGGATTTGTTCGGTACGCAAGCGAAGAGATTCTTTGGTATGCAGAACCCAGAAGTTAACGTGCGCCGTGACTTACGCGAGTTGTTTGATGACCTTGGAATGAACCCAGACCTAATGATGCACGGGACTGGTCGTTACCTTGGCGCCGGCCCTCTGAAACTACTTGAGTTATTTGGAGCGCCTGTTCCGAACCTTGACATTACAGGCTCGCTTTCTATGGGTGAACCGCTTCCAGGCTTCCGTGTGAATGACCTGAAAGGCGACCCTTCTGAAATGGCTGGTCAGCTTCTGCTTAACGGACTCGGCCCGATACCTAACATTGCACTAGGGATGTGGGATGCGGTGTCCAGTACAGACCCTGACAAGTGGAAGAACTTTGAGAAGGCGTTACCAATCGCCCTCAAGAATGTCTCGAAAGCGTCTCGATATGCAACCCGCGAAATGGAAACCTCGCGAGGTGGTGCTGAGTTCCTTCCGTACGATGGGAACAACCCATACGAGATGGGTGAGATAATCGGTCAAGCAATGGGCTTTACGTCCACCCGTCTCGCCCAGAAACGTGAGATGTACGGTGAGCAAATACAATCATCAATGTATTGGTCAGCCCGCCGCTCGTTGCTTCTGGAACGGTATGCGTACGCGACTAAGACAAGGGACAAGGAAGCCCGCGTTCAGGCGCTTCAGGCAATCCGCGATTTCAACAAGTCGCTAACGGAACCTGCACTCAAGCCTTACAAAATCTCAGGGCCGAGTATGGCGCGTTCACTCAAGGTGAAGATGAGAGTTCTCCAAAGGAGGGAAAGAGGTATTCCAACAGCAGACCGTGACCGTCTAATCTACAGTGATATTGAGAAACTTTACATGGGAGAAGAATAGAGAAAAGGGGGCGAAAGCCCCCTCTTTATTTTGCAAGTGAATTTATCTTTTCTAAATCCTCGTCACTGGCTGTATGTTCAGCACCGTTCAACAATCTCTCCGTCGGTCGTATCACATTCCCGTTAGCGCGTACAACATTGTCAAAGAAACCTGCGGCAACACCAGCATCTATCGCCCGCGAAATTGCGTCATACCCCATGCGAGTTGACAGCTTGTAAATAAGCTCACTACGCAACATGCCTTTCGGATATCCAGCAACAACAAGCTTAACAATCTGAAGACTTCCCGCGTCTTTATCATCCGTGATTGTATTAAATACTTTCAGCATGTTTTGTTCTGAATAACTCAGTAAAGCTAATGCGGTCTGTAAATGCGCTCGCGTAATAATCTTGCTATCACTCTCCGAGGCGCTTAGACACATCGCAACTTTGTGCATATGAGTTTGCTTACGTGCTGCGTAACCCGCTAATACGTCAGACCTTAGATGTTCGTCAGGAGTAGTATTATGTTTCTTATACCATTCCTCGCCGAAAGCTTTAGCGTCATCGTCCAGCTTAAACTCCCCACTAATCTGACTGATACGAATCAAGTCCTCGACCAAACGTTTCTTTCTAACCGCATGGTTTTTTGGCACGTAATCCGCAGGGTACGCAACCAATTTCTGTTTATTTTCTGCATACACAAAGATACCCCTCGAGGTAAAGCCACCGCCAATCGCATAACGAGGCATACTTTGTGCAACCCAACTCGGTGTGGTACATCCTATCAGGTTAAGCCAAGCACCTTCTGCTTTCTGCTCCCCGCCACCGACCGTCCTTCTAACTATCGGCTTGTCCTTCGCATCCCAGATATCAACTATCGTATCAATCATCTCAGAGTTATTGAAGTCCAAGAATGTACCCAACTCAGAAGCTTCCACAGTTAAACAACTCTGCTTAATCTTCTTACCACTTACCTTAACTGTTTCTTCCACCTCCATAAAATTACTGAAGAGTGCCTGCCATGTACAACTGCTCGGCCCGAAGTTTACTCCAGGAACTTGCCGAAGCAAGTCCGTTCCCACACCACTCGTCGTAGACTTTGATACAATCCCAGGAGGTGCTACAAAGATAATAAAGCAGTTAGGCTTCCAGCGGAAGTAACCCATATCTATGTAACACTTCCCTCGCAACGCACCCGCGATAATACTAATCGCAGTCCACATATGATACTCACGAGGCGCTTCCATATGTTCAGTGTATTTGACGTATCCCTGAAGAAAGTTACCATAGTTCCTTTCTCCTTTCATCAAATCCTTAACATCGAACTTCATTCTAATCCTCCAAAGGTTCGCCTGTTTCCCAGGAGTAGGGTTTTACCCGACCATAAGAGAGCTCGGAAACTTCCGGACTCCCTAACCCGATGATGAGCGGGTCGTCGTAGGGTATCTTGACTAGCATACACTCCCTGACTTCAGGAAGCAAGAACTTTAAATCTTTCTTCCGTATCTGCATCACCAGTGAATCGTGTACCTGAAAAGCTGCTTTAATATAATCCGACTTCCTGATATTACTAATAACCCCTTTCTTGAACAGCTTCGTTATACGATGCCCTGCCTCTCCCTGTTCCCAGTACCGAACATCCGAGTATCTGTTCCCATTAATCTCCCTTTCAATGTTCATCCATCCCTGGTTAATCACATTCCCAACAGTACTCTGGGGCACCCAAGCCTGCGCTTCAGCAAGTGTGTTATGGTCAATACGTCCAAGAAATCTCCGCTTGAATCCAAACTTGTTCTCGACATATCCACGTCCATAGACTTCCTCTTCAGTCCGCTTATGCCAGTCAACAATCTCGGGGTTAAGTTTGAACCATGTATCAATGAAGTCCTGGGCATCTGCAACCGTACAGTCGAGCGCCTTCGCCAAGGTGGGCGCAGTAGTCCTGTAGTTAGTGGCATGTGCGCCAGCCTTGAGCGGCTTCCTCCATTGGTCTTTTGCCTTGACCATAATGACGCCCCCATCGAGGTGCGTCTCGTACCGTTCAACGGTCTCCCCTTTAATACCCTCGTAGAAAGCAAAAGCGTTTTCGGAGTGAAAGTCCAGCGCTGGGTCATGAAATATATCCTTCAATCTTTGACAGCCAGATTCCCATGCCACAACCTGAGCATCCGCCTGTTCCAAGTCCACATCTACATACACGTACCCTGGGTCAGGTACAAAAAGATTCTTAATGTTCGGGAGCTTACAGTCAAAGCCGTAAGTCTTCTCCATATAACTCATCTTCCCCATCTTACCCATCTCCTTTCGGTAGGTTCTGCAAGTTCAGGCCGAAGTCAAACACATCACCTGTACTCGCCAATCGTGTAGTACTCGTACCAGCTAACTTATACATACTTCTCAAGTAATCGTCGAAGTCCGGCACACCTGTCAGGAACGTATCGTAGAACACCCGCATACTCCGGTACATACTAATGCATTCGCACAGAGGTTTAAGTATCGGCTCCCTTTGAGCAATAACACTCAACGCATTATCATCAGTACTCGGAACCCACATCTTCTGAGCATTCTTCTTAGTCACAACCGGCTGATTAAGTACACCGTAAAACAAATCTTTCAGCTGCGTAGGACTCCGGTAGTACGCTGTCTTAGGATGTCTCGGATAAAGTTCAGGCGGAACTACCGTCTCCATGAAATCCTCCAAGACTTTCATCTTAGTTTCCAGTTCCTTCCGCTGCTTACGACGTTCATCCCAATCGTACAGATTCCCTCTCAGCATAACCTTCAAAAGATTCTGCCACATACCATATTGGAATACCCAGCCTTTTTCCATTTCCATAGCTGGGATAACTTCATCCATCAAAACATTCGCTGCGTCCAGAGTCTTACAACAGTCCTTACCGTTATACAGCAAATAGTTATCCCAACTTTCTTCAGTCGGCTCCCACTTGTCGTCATCTTCCCCGTGACTTTCGTCCTTCCAGTACTGATGATACTCACAATAGATACTACTGATAACGTGCAACGCCTTCGGAATATCTGTCGTGAAACAACAGTGGTGAGCTATCATTGTATCAGTCCATACATGACTTCTAACCCCCCAATGACGGGCGAGGTACTGCGCATCATAGTGATAGTTCTGACCCGCGACTCTAACATTGCGATGCTCGAGTATACTCTTGCAAAGAGAGACCACTTTGATTTCAGTAGCTTCGGAGAAATAGGGTTCCCAGTTGGGTCTAATAAAGGGAACGACAACAGCGTCTCTGTCTGTCCAGGCAAATCCAATTGTACCAATGTAGAATCGTTTTCGAGTTTCGATATCAACTCCGAGTCTGACTTCTTCCCCACCGTCCAGTCGTCCCAAGAGCCACTGAAGTTTTTCAATTGCCTCATCTTCAGTCGGGTTAATGAGAATATTCCAAGCGGGGTCTGGCCACCCACCTTGCTCAATGCACTCGTCAATTCGAGAAAGGTCTCTTGATACAAGATAGCGTAACTGTGTTTGCTTAAATACTCGGGCTGGGGAATGGGTAGGGAGTACTGGTATGGAGACCACACCATCCTCATAGTATTCCATTGAACCTCGGAAATCGTCAATGCCGGATTCGCCGAGTACCCCGAAGAGAGCTCCTTCACCAAGAGCGATAATACACTTGGGACGTAGGGACTGAATTTCACCATGTAACACCTCTATATAATCCATGAAACCGTGAGTGATATACTTCCCTTTATACTCTACGGCATCGCCTTTCTTAGCTGCGGTCTTAGTCATATAGCAGTTCTTGATATCATTCTTTGGAGGAATTTCTTTGTACGCATAAGTAGCCGCACACTCCTTTAACTGGATACCAACCTTAATCAACTGCCTTTGCAACTCCAGACCGAACCCACTACGGAACGGAATCCCGCTAGGAAAGTCCTTGCTATTCGGCCTCTCCCCTACCAACAGAATCCCGTTCCAGTTTTCTTTCGGAACATATAACTTAATAGTCTCTGCCATTACCCATAAAGCAGGGCTTTCGCCCTGCCCCTCCGTTACTTCTGTTCAGAACCTTCTTGGCTATTGCCAGTCAGTACCGCGCCACACTTGCTAGGTACTGCCATTACAATCGAGTTAAACTCTTCCTGCAACATCTTGATAATAGCTGGGTCATCTTCCACTACCAAGTCACCGGCTTTAATCTGCAACTCTTTAAACTTCTCTCGCTTAAAGTCAACCGCCTTACGGTGGTCATGGTTCGGGCGCATAATCAGCAGGGTATATTTAATACCGTACTTCTTCAGCCAGCGAATCGTCTCTTCCCTGCAAACTTCGCTACGTCCTGTCACCACATAGATAGCATGTCCTGAATGCCAGTAGATATGATGAATCATTTCCCACACAGGACTTATCAGAGTATCGCCTTCGCAAGCTTTATTAAACTCAGCCCACTGTTCAGTCGAGCTCTTATCTTCCGGAATCAGATGCTGACGCCAAGTGTTATCTGCAACTGAACCATCCAAGTCTAAAACAATCATCCAATCTTCTCCATCTTACGGAGGTCTGCTTCGACCATCCACTTCTCGTTTAATTCCCAGGCGTGTACAATACAGCCCAACGTATTTGCTGCCGGAAGAATTGGGAAACTACCTGCATTGAAATCCAATACCATGTCTCCCGGATTCGCACTACGCTTCAGCAAGTCTAGATAAAACTCCGGCGGTTTACCTGCTGCGTGAACATGCCCTGTAACTTGCGGTACGTTAATCAGGTCGTGATAAATCTGCGTAGTTTTCTTATCTCCCTTATACGCAAACATCACATACTCTGTAGTATAGCGAGGGCCGTGCTCGGGTTTAGGGATACTCCCGATATTCCCTTTATACCAAACAAGGGGACGAGCCCAGACAGTCCAACCAGCTTCGGCGAATCGAGTTCGCAATCCCTTGATTCTCGAAGGTTTCGTGTTACCCTGTTTAACCTCATAGAAGTCAAAGAATCTATTAATGTCGCAGCAGAGATACAAGGCCGCATCATCTTTGGCCACTCGATACAATTCATCCGGCATGATGGAGAACATTCTATCCCAGTTCTCCCATGAGTCATCATACTCGTGATGACTTCCTTTATTGTACTGGGCTCGCTGGAACATATGCATGTCGTCTGCGTTAATACCATAGATTGGGTCAGAGCAGATAACGTCATAAGTTCCATCGGAGATCTCTTTGATGAGTTCGCAGCAATCTCCATTCTTAATAGTGTGCTCGCTAGCGACGTCTTTGAATTGTTCTGAAAGTTTTTCACGTTTCTTCCGCTCCATATCTTTCTTAATAATTCTATCCGCCTCACTCGCAGACTTCGCCTTAGCCACACGCTCATCGTCAGCATACTCTTCACGCAGCGAAGCCATGTCCACTTTGTTCTTAGTATCATACACCTTACCCTGACTCGGCTCTTCAATGCCCTGCGCCCGCAACATTTCTTCAGCCACTTCCTTATGGCTAACCTTCTTACCACCTGCCTTCAGCTCAGCCATGCGTTTAATCTTCAGGATAGCTTTATCCTTCTGTTGCCAAGTCAAGTCTAGACGAAGCGCATTCTCCAGCAACTCAGCTTCCTGTGCTAGAATCTCATCGCACTCGTCTATAGTGGTATATGGAATGCAGCCGACCGGAACTTCAGCTCCGTCACACTTAAACGTCTCTCCGTTCTTGTACAGAAAGGCCGCTGCCTTGGTACGTGACTCGCCTGCAACCAGAGTTGCGTGGTCATCTCGAAGGACAATCGGGTGAAGCAGCCCGACCTTAAGAATCCCTGCTGCGAGTTGCTTGCAATGTGCCTCTGGAACTTCATCACGTTGACGCCCCTCGATTACAATCTTATCCAGTTCAATATACTTCATTACTCTTTACCTTCTTCCAACGCTTTACCAGCTGCAAGAATACCGTCATCAGTAATACCCGTCGAACCGAAACCTGCTTCACCACGCTCCGTCTCGTCCAGTACTTCAACAACTTCAAACTCTGCTCTCACCACCGGAGCAATAACGAACTGAGCAACCCGGTCTCCCTGCTTAACAACGAAAGCTTCCGTCGGATGCTCATTAGTTAACGAGACTTTAATCTCGCCTCGGTAGTCGGCGTCAATTGTTCCGTGGAAACCGCGTACTCGGTCTTTAAACCACATACCCGAGCGACTACGAACTTGTCCCTCAAAACCCACTGGCAACGCCACGGCGATTCCTGTAGCGATATCCACAGATTGCCCAGGCATAATAGCAACGGACTCAATAGAACGTAAATCGCAACCAGCTGCCAGTTCCGACTTATACTCAGGAATAACGGTGATGCCTTCCGGCCAGCTCGCATCGTTGTATGCAGCGCGAGCACCATCTGTTTCTTGAATTTTAATTTGCTGGACATTCATATAATACTCCAATATTTTTTAATGAGAAAAAAAAAGGGAAGGGAAAAATCCCCTCCCCTTTATAGGACTTGCTAACCTACGCTAACAATATTACTCTTCGTCTTCGTCGTCACCCGCTGGGTTGTACACACCGGAACAAACTGCATACGGGTCGCCGTCATTGTTGAACTGGTGTTTAACACGGAAGCCAACTGGCGCGCCTTTCATATCCATTGGACTCCAGGCTTCGTCGCTGTTCTGGCCACAAGCCTGACGAAGTTTACCAAGCTTGATGTTCTTACCTTCTGAAACATCCAGATTACCGTTGTCATCCAAATCCAGGAACTCTTCCCAACGAACCTGCGGCTCTTGGTCATCACCCAGCTTCATATCTGCCGCTACGTTAGGGTCAGTGTTGATGATGATAGCCTGCAGACGAACCCACAATTTACCAGACTCTTTAGCAGTACCTGAAGTAATTTTCAGGTCTTTAATCTGACCTTCATCCCAATCACCTTCAGGGTGTGGAACACGTTTAGTGTCCAGTTTAGCTTCAACAGTTTGTTGTAGGAATGAATCAGCATTAAATTTAGCCATGATATATACTCTCTATGTTACGCACTACGTGCTTAGGTTAAACGCCTCTCGGCTTGAAAAAACTTTTTAAAACTTAAAACTTACTGAAGGGTTACGCCTTCGTCGTCGTCCAGCGCCACACTATAAATAGCTGCTTCATTTACCAGAACGAACGCATAAGGTTCGCCCTCGCTGAAGTGACTATCCATAACCATGCCCGCTCCAAATCGGACTGTTCGGTTAATCAGCTTCTTGCCTTCCCGAACAAGTTGTCCACATGATACAACCACGCCTTGAGGCTCGATACTATTTTGTCCGCCTCCAACAAGCGCGATACCACCTTCACTTACTTCAGGGTTGCGAATGCGAATCATTACATTCGCTCCCCATGCTGCAAACTTACTCATCAACTTCCTCTGCTTTCGCATAACGACTTGCCCACTTCTCGACAAGAGGAACAAAGTCAGGTTTTAATTTAGAAGAACGCTGCAGGTTACGTGTCTTGAGCTGCATGTTCTTCGCCTCCGTAGACCAGCTAAACTTACTACCCTCATCCGTCGCCAGAACAACATCCGAGAAGTGTTTACCAAAGTCATACGTATTCTTATTACCCAGCACTTTAGGGTACTTGTAAATACGTCCCTCAACCTCATCCTTATTAAGTTCCAGATGAGCAACCAATACAAACATAGCCGTCAGACTATTAACACACTGGTTAATGAAACGCATCTCCGCATCCATCGCGATACCCCAGTCCGCAATTGTCTTAACTGGTTTCGCACCAACAACTAAGTCCATACACATAGTGTTGATACCACTCAGCCCGTCAATTACCAGACAACGGTCATTGCCCCACTCCGTTGCGTTACCATAGCTCACGCCATGCTGGTCAACAAAGTCCTCACACAAGCCAATCAGGTCAATCATCTGTTGATACTTCTGATTGTCAATACCTTTCTCGCCCTGCATATCCTTCTGAGTGCTGCGGTTAATAGTCTTGGCAATCTTCTTCAGGCTACCAAAACCTGGGCTACCCGCACTAACACGAGCCCAATGCAACTTGTCCATCGGAGCTTCTGTTTCAATACAAGCTTCCAGCAAACTTTCTTTACCCTGCTCGGTAAAGATAACGAAAACTTCCAGACCCGCCTTCAACAGACTCGCAAGCGCATAAGTTTTACCCGCGCCAGGCTGTCCCATCAGCAATACCTTCGGAGCTTCTTCATTCTCCGGTACGCCCTTAAATAAAACAGCTTCTTTAGCTTCACTCATTCCAAACTCTCCAATCAATCACATTAAATAATGTGGTACGTTGTAAATGATATAATGTATAGTACAACGCACCTCCCTTACTCGCAAGAATTATTTCTTACTCTGCTTACGGATATTACGTCTCCGTCTGGCTTCACGTTTCTGTTGAGCAGTCCCGCTTTTCTTGCCCCCATTCCCTTTACTTACCACTCGGCAGAACTGACCAGTCGCATGATTATAACCCACATCCACAGGACGCTGCACCGTATTCAAACCCAGGGTTGCAGCCAACGCTGCGAGGATACCTTTACTTGTACCAAACATATTATAAATCTCCAGTTTTCTTAGAACCAATTGACAGGAAAGTTCCTTCTGAAACCATGTCACTCCCGTCTCTGAACACCGCTGGCTCTACCATACCTTCAAGCCAGTAATCATACATCAAGCAGAAGTCGTGCTTGTAAACACCTTCACTCCACTCAATACCAAACCTATCAATGTAAGGAGTCTCTCGAATAAAGAGACCGCCTCCATGTTCTCGACATACATGGTTCGTAGTCGAGTGTCTCACGGGATAAATAGCCTTAACCAGAACCTTGCCCCAAACCTTCCCGCAGATAGGGCAGAACAGATGTGTGTGCCCAGGTTTCCAGAACGCAGCCGAGTCGTAAGTAATCTCAGCAGTTCCTATCTGTTCATCTCCAACAAACACATCCGCAGGCACACACTTCTTCATGGCTTGCGCCTCCTTAATTATTGTTGAAAACCTTACAGAGCTTAGCGCGAGTCCACTTAGACTCGTAGTCCTTGTAAGAATCTTCAGTTGTAAATCGAATGGTACGAACAAACTGAAGCTCTCCATTCCAGCGATGCTCATACTGAATTGAAAACCCATCTATGCGATGCTTTACTCCGAGTACGTCTAACAAATCCTTGGTTTTACGCCGCAGATACTCACAATCAAAAACACCGTTAGGAGTTATTACAATGTAAGTATTAGTTTCCTTGTCGTTAAACATATCATCGAGAAGTTTTACTAACATTCGAGTAGTTGCACCTGTGTTACGTTTACTCATGTTATAAATCCTCCACTCTTACTACCGGACTATTCTCAGGGTCTTTAGGATTCCAGACACGAATCGGCATACTCGCTAAGATTTTATGCTGGAACTTACTGCGGCAAACCTCGGTGAACTTGCATCCACCATATGCAGCACACCCGTCTGCGAGGTCATACCCCCACTGATTCGATTCCCAAGCTGCCACCATCTTGGCAAAGTCGCCATTGACTTGCTGCCACCAAAGCTCAAGTAGGTATTCCGGAAAGGATACTGGAACCTCCATATGCTTAATTGTGGTTTTAAGAATGCCCGTACCACGAGCGATAACACCGATTGCTGGAATGCCAAGCAGCTTACGGGCGGCATATGTATATCCAAGAAACTGCGCTCGCATGTCCCATTGCCGTGCCCAACTGGTGCCAAGACTGGTAGTTGTCTTGTCATCCCCCAGCCAGATAGACCCGTCTCTATTTTCCACGTAATCAAATCGGAAGCTATATAACAGTGGCTTCCCTGTTGTAGGGTGACACACATCCAACTCGAGAACTCCCCCGAGCTCAGAGGCTGGTTCTCCCAGGTGATAATACATTTTCCCTCGGGCAAGTTTAGGATGATACTCCGTCCAGTAATCAAGAAAAGCTGACACAAGTCTGTCGCACGACTTAGGACTGTCCTTCCAACCGTCCGAAGCCTCTCGCTGCTCATCGTATCCATAATGCTCGATAAGAGCCACGATTCCCTTATCCAAGGCTCGCTCATAGTTTTTATAATCCCCCGACTCTTTGGTGAAGAAAGATTTTCTGAAAGCATCATGCCCTGCTGCATACGCACCGCCCGCAACTAAGTGAATGCTGTCAGTACCCGTCGCACGGCAAAGAAAGTGCTCATTAAAGCAGCTTCTCTCGCACTTGCGAAACGCACTTCTCAGCGTATTGTCAACAGTCTCCGGAAACGGAGGGCGGTTTTTGCCCTCCATAAAACTCCGAACACTATTACTTTTTAAAAAGTCACAACGTTCTTGAGCTTCCATTACAGACTCCCCAAAATCCCTGACAGCAAAGAGTCAGTATCCACCTTCTTAGCTTTCTTAGGTGCTGCTCTCTTAGCTGGCGCTTTCTTCTTAGCATGTGAAGCCTGAGCCTCACGTCCGTACATCACACGAATCTTTTTCAAGTTCTCTGCCAACTCTTCAGCCGGAATAGCTTCCCCGTTGGCAATACGTCTCCGGCAGTCGATGAGAGTCTTGCGACTCTCCTCCATCTGTTCCGGTGAAAACTTTTGATTCAGAATGTCATCAACATCTATCTGACTCACAGTTCCATCTCCAATATTTCATTAAGTAGTTCATCGCTAATTGCTTCGCGCTCTCTCAAGTCCCGCGCAATTAACTTCTCCAAGTACAGGCGCATACTACCGTACTGAATGCGCCCAGGTTTCATAGGGTCTTCGAGAAGGCTGAACACCTTCTCCCCTAAGTCTTCACGAACCCGAACCAGACCCAAAGTCTTAGTCGGGGTAGTCTGCTTGGCCATTAACCCTCCCCAGATATATGTACCAGTTTAAACATTGCCCGTGTCTGCGCAACATACTTCAAGTTCATTTCCTGCTGCATTTGCGCTTCCGTCTTAGCATATTTACTAGGCATTAGCTCAGGCATCAAGATAACAACCACACTCGCTTCCAAACCTTTCGCACCGTGTACAGTACTCAGCGTAACACCGTACCGCGAGTTCATCATAAGCTCCAGCTTACTAATAATCTCCCCGACACTAGTACACTCTTTCTGAAGCATCCAAAGACAGTTAAACTTATCTTCTTCTCTTTCCAGAACGCCCCACTTACATTTCTTCGTAAGCTCTGCTTCTTGCTTTTTCCACCATTCCGTCAGTCTTTCACGGAACTCTGGAATGTCATCAGTCTTAAACGCTTTCACAAAGCGCTGCATCATCGCCGGAAACTTACCAGTCATCTTGAATGGCGTACGTTGTTTCAGCAACTTCAAAGCTACTCCAAACAACGGAGCATTTTGACGACAGATAATCATATCGTTCTCGCTCGTAAAGTCCATCAGTTTATCCGGAGTATGATGCTCCACATAACCATCCGGCGCGCCAGGTCGTGCTTTAAAGTGAGGAACAATCTCACGCGCCAGCTTAGCAACATTCTCCGGACAACGCCAGCTAATGCTCATCGTATACTGATGACAACCAAACATAGTCTTAATGTCCGGCATACTATTCGAGCCCGCCCCGCGGAAACCATAAATAGCCTGATAACTGTCACCCACTGCGATAACACGGTTAGCCATTTCATTCAACAGAGCTAACTGCACACCGTTCGTATCCTGCGCTTCATCCACAAACACAGTATGATAACGGTGCATCGACCAGCCACGTTCCTTAATAAACTTCAGCGTCATATACAGCATGTCATCAAAATCAACATCCTGCAGATTACGCTCATTAGCTCTCAGAATCTGACGAGCCGCAATACAAATCGCTTCATTCTCAACTTCTTCAGAAACAATATCATAATTCTCTCGAAGCTCTTCAAAAATCTCCGGCTTAGCAGGCTCAAAGATACCTACACCTGCGTTCTTCGCAACACTCACCAGGCGAGCAACTTCCGGCTTGGCACTCCCAACACCTTCGGTAATCTTATCCAGCAAATCATAACTCTTATACTGATTCACCTTCGCGCCTCTCGGCAGTCGCTCTTTCAAGAACTGCCAGCACACGCTATGGAACGTACTTGCCTGGCAATGTTCAGGCAGCTTATTACTCAACTCCTGAACAATCTTCTTGTTAAAGGCAAGAAAGATACTGTTGCTCGGCACGCTTTGCGCTGCTTCAACAATCACACTCGTCTTACCAGACCCTGCAACACTTTCAATAATCAGGTTATCTTCTGTGTTTGCCACTCCGTTCAAAATCGCTTGTTGCTCATCTGACCACATCATTGTACATTTCCTCTTAATTTAACCATTATTGGTTTCAGTTTTTCTAAAGTGTTAGGCTCAATCAACTTATCAGCGCATTCAAATGCGAGCCACTCACGACGCTCTCGCCTCGCCTCAAGTTCCATCTTACTATATTCCAGAACAGAATCCTGCAATTCCACATGAAGCTGCCCGACATTAATCAGAGCATCCTTCAAAAACTCCCTCACACACCCAGGAACACCCAACACCAACTCTTCCTGCGGATGCTCCAACTGCGCCAGCGTACCCAAAATAACACATGCTGACGGTGGATGCCCTACCCCAATTTCCTGAGCAAGACGAGGAAGCAATCCATCAACACCTCCCATTGTCGAGATAACCTGCAACATGCAAATCGACTCACTCAAAACCTTCTGCTCTTCTCTATTTAACACGACCATTTTTTAACCTCGCATATCCGGCAACTAAACATCTATTCACAGCATACTGCTTTGTCTCATTGTAAGCAGCTCTCGCATCCTTGCACATATCCTGCACTGCCTTATTAGGCACATACACTGACTGATAAACCGAAAAGCTAATCGCAAACAACACAAACATTAACATAGGAAACAAAAACTTTTTCATTTCTTCTCTCCAAACACCGCTTCAAGCAGCGCATCAACTTCGCCTTCACTCACAGGCTCAATACTATCCAAGGCATCTTGACTTACAACCGTCTTAATCTCGCCTTCCAAGAAACACTCTTCGCAATTGGCAACAGTGCTGGTATGTTCAACCATTTCTCTCGGCGCTTGCAAATCCTCTTCATCAATAAAGCGCGTTTGCAGTTTGTTACCGTGCTTATCAACTTTCTCGCAAAGCACATGCTTGTTAACATGTCTGTGCTCACGCCCGCAACACATACAAACTGTAGTATTCACAATCAAAACCAGCCGTGTAGTTTTCAAGCTCGGCTTATTCAAACGAGGAGTTGCTATGGCTTCATCCATCAGCGTTTTTTCTTTCTTCTTCTTCTTCTCTTTACCCGCGTCCTCAAGAGCCACGCCTTTATCCAAGTTAGTCAGAAGATTACCAAGCAGCGCATTCACATCAACTTTTTTCTTAGCCATTACTTGTTCTCCTTCTTACTCATTTTCAAAAGTTCTTCCACCATCATTGCCATATCTTCTGGCAAAAGCTCAACAGAACCCTGGATTTGACTGCCTTTGTACTGAGTGATAACCCACTTACCATTCTTCAGCACCCAGCTTGCTGTCTTAGTCTGAAATGTTTTCATAACAATTCCTCGTTTGCCCCCTCACTCATTCGCACCAGTGAAGGATAAGTCTGTGTGGTGCGCCACATTATAAAATGTCACTTTACACGAATTATATAATATATTCCCTACACTCGCAACCCTTTAAAGCGCCTCCAAAAGTTTGTCAAGCAGCCCCTTCTCCTTAGGCTGCAAGTGCAAAAAAGGTTTTAAAAACTCTGGCTCCCCTTCTTCCCAGGTCAAGCGTTGTCCCAACTTCCAGGCTTCCTTCACCCTTTCTATAAAATCCTCCTTGTGAATACGAATTTCTTGCTGGTCAAACAGCGGACTCATATTCGCAGCAAACGGCAACGTATCACACGCCTCCCACAAATGACACTCCACTTCCAGCCCCATCTCTTGAACAAAGTGCAGATACCATTGCCCTTGCTCCCAACACAACAAACTAAAGTGCTCTTCGTCCTTAAACAACGCAAGCACTGCCAAACCAAACTCTCCCTTCCACTCTTTAGGAATATACGCAGCAGCCCATTCTGCTCTATCTGCCAGTTTAAACATAATAAAAAACCCCATGCAGTTAAATTACACCATAAGCATAACACAACTGCACGGGGCTCGATACTACTTTAATCTTTCTTGCCATACCGCTCCGGATTAGGTTTCAAACTTATCCCAGTTTTCTTCCTCGAAGCTTTGACAATCTCTTCCAGACTCTTACAATCACCAAAATCCTGCAAGAAATTCTTTCGCCAATATTCTGGCACATGCCTTGACACACTTCCCATACACTTCCTCCTATATAGAGTCCAAAAAGGTTGTAAGATATTGCAACTCTTTATCAATGCCCTCAGCATCTAGCAAGGGAACTCTGTCATGAGCTTCTTCCATGCCTTCTTGCTCAACGCCCTGGGAATTCACAAAACCTCTTTCAAAAGCATCTTCCAGGCTCATAGCACCTCGCGCAAAATCTTCTCGAGCGCACTCTTCTTCCACAACTTGCTGTAGAAAGTAATCAGCCATTTCTCCCATACACTTCCTCCCGTTGAATCAGCAATTTAACAATCGCTGTCGCGATTGAAATTCCGGTCGAGGCGGGACTAGCTTCCCCGCGAACGCCGTTAAGAGCCTGTCGTCGGCGAGCCGCCGCCATGCCAAACGTAGCGCCCGCGAAAAAGCTCGTCTATCCGCCTCTTATTCAACTACCTTCAATCCCAGCTTTTCAGCTTGTTGCTTGATACGCTTCTTCTCATAAGCCTGGTTCTTTTCTTCCTGGGCTTTCTGCTCGGCGGCCTTCTCTTCCAGATACTTAGTTTCCTTCTCTGGCAAAGTAACACCCGCCTCCTGCATCTCCCGCAAAACCCGCACATGCCAGTGGTGTCCGGTCTTACCCATCTTCTCCAGGTACTCTTCCAGACGTTTAACACAATCTTCTTTCGTCCGGCCAATTACGCAGTGTTTCGTATCACCGCTATCATCCGAGTACTTGTGCAAACACCAGTCGAAGAAATCCACCCACTTCCCTTCACGTTTCTCCGTCTGAATGCTGACCATCCGCATCCCGTAATCTCCCTTCAGCTCGCTAACCTTGCAAAGCTCAAAGCCGCCGTACCCTCCCCAGCCCGCGACCCAGAGGTCAACGCCCTCCACGAAGTCACACAAATACTCCAGCTGAGGGAACTTCTTGCTAACCCCTTCTAGCCGCTTCTTCAAGGCCTCCGTATCCTTCACCAAAGCCGCCCGCTCATTTCGTGACTTATCCGCCAGCCCTTTCCAGTACTCGGCTTGCTGCTTAGCCCGCGCAATATCCTCGTCCAGATACTTCGGTACAAGTTGCTTCGGCTTCTCCGTCCACAGCTCATCCTTGCTATAAACCACGAACTGACCCGTGCCTTCCAGCTCCTCCCCGCAAGGTTCACCGTTATAATCCTGCGTCCAGCTCAGTCCCAACACTTCAACCAGAACCTCACCGTTACCCAAGTCCCTGTCAAACCCGAAACACAGCCCTCTCTTATCGAAGACCTCAGCCCCCACTTTCAACTCACCTTTAAACTCACTCAGTTTCATTCCTTATCTCCTAACATGTAACCTACTCCAAAGCAGAAACATACAGTTCCCGCCCAAACCCAAAACAAATGCCAGACATTAACTGTCACCAGATACTCTGTCACCATTTATCCTCCAGCCTCTCAACGTCAGCTTCTAAATCCCGAACCTGCCCCCTTAGGGTATCAGCCTCTTCCCGCGCTTCTTCCAGCTCCTTCTCCAATTCTTCAATCGCAGTCTGTGAGTCCTCGCCCCAAGAACGTAGCTGGCTATTCGCATCGCGAATCTCTTCCATCCGTTGTTCCCAGACCGTCCAATCAAACTCCTCCCAAGCTCCGTGCAGATTCTTCAGCTGCTCCACCGAACACTCATCAAACTCTGTCGCACAGTCCACATTATACGCCAGCGCTTCAACTTCATCCTTGCAAGCATCTACCAGAGGACACGTATACCCAACAGGCTCGCCCGTGATTCTACTCACTGCCTTTCTCCTCTCTCAAAAGTTCTCTAAACCCGCCAAACGCCAGGAATAGACCCACCGCAGTTAGAATACCCTGGTCATAACCCACCAGAGCAATCCCCGCCCAGAAACAAATAACACCCACAGCCTTCATCTCCTACTCCCCGGCGAAGCCGGCCGCCCCAGCGGTCAAGCTAGCAGCTTTCACAGCTCTCAGCTCAGGTTTATTTTCCACACAGGTCGGACAAATGTGGGAGCTCGGAAAACCGTCAACCTCACTTACCCACCACCCGCTACTTTCAAGCCTGGCATTTGCGGCTTCTTCATCGAGCGCCCAAATCTTCTCAGCATCCCCGCCACAATTCTGGTCACACACAACTAAAAACAGCTTCTTAAACATATCCAATCTCCCGCCGAAGGCGGCTGCCCCAGGACTCAACCCAAGGCGAAGCCCCCAGCTTATACTCTATCAGCAGCCTCATCATTATTCAACTCTGGGTTAAAACGTCCCAGAATATAATCAGGCCTTCTTTGGTCTGGTTGCGGGCAGGCTGCGGTAATACGCCAACCCTTCCCTAACTGAACTTGCAACTCATCCGAGCAACAATCTTCAAGCAGCATAATATCATTATACGTACTCAGTGCCTGGCCTGGCATATGGACTTCACACCGCTGGTTATATTGGTCGCCTTCCTTCTGCACAACCATCGCGCCCTTATCGCCCACCGTCTGAAAAGCACTGCTTGCATTCAGCGTCTTTTTAACAACCTGCTCAACTCTCAGCCCTTTGTCAACTTCCAGCATCTTCAGGTACACATCATCCGTAACCCAAACCGAGTCTCCTTCGCCTTCCAGCAATGGCCGACTCTCCCACTTCTTGTTTTCACTTTCCTTTGTCTCGCCTTCCGGTCTTTCCACCAGCTCGGCCAAATCAAAATCCGGCAAGAACTCCGCTAGCTTCTCAACTTTCTTGCGCTCCCGCAAATACTCATCATAGTGCCCATAACTACCCGTACGCAGTTCCAGCTTAAACAATCTTATAACTAAATCTTCCACACTAACTCCTTCCCCCGCCATTCGGCGAAGTTTTTCTCCAAATAATCGGTTGTCCGCAGCAATCACTTTCCTCAAAAGTAACCCTGCCCCAACCATCTTCGTACCAGTCCGCGTTCACTTCACACTCTTTCCGGCAAGCTTGGCAAACTGGAACATCACCGCGTTCAATCTTCTCTCTGAAAACCTTCTGGGATGCCGTCATACAATGTCTCCGCAAATTCCAGCAATTCACTTTCCAGGCGCGCCTTTTCTTGCACCTGAGCTTCCAAAGCGACAAGCAATGCAAACTTTTGAACCAAATCCAGCACACCAGACCCGTTCTCAATCCCTAACCCCGCAAGAGTATGGTTCGGATTGTTGCCAATCTGCACATCCTTACACTCCCCGAAGAAAGTACCACAACTCTTACCCGCAAACTGGTGGTCACCTCCACAAACATGTCTTTTATCACGAGGAAACATAGCCCAAACTTTCTGGTACGCTTCCTGCCCTACTTTCGCAGCCTTCGCGTCGATTCTGCTTTGTAAACTAGCTAATTCCATTTTAAACCTCCGCCCAAATGGGCATATTATATAATTGAAAACTCAACGAATGTTATAATTCGTCAACCTCGTCCAAATCGAAATCCCCGAGAACATCCTTCATGAAGTCTCCCGTAAGTTCGGGTTCTAAATCATTCTTCGGAGAACCCTCAACCTCCACTGGAGCTTTATCGAAGTCATCCAGCCCCGCCAATGAAGCTTCTGCGGCTTCAATCATTGGATTACGCTCCGTAGCCGCGTTAACAAAGCGTAGCGTCTTACCTTCCAGCTTAATTTTCGTCTCCTTATGGACACGAAACAATTCCTGATAACCAATGGGGTCATCAGTTCTTTCCGCAGGAGTCATCTTCGCAATCTTACGTTCCAGTGCCTTACCGAAGCCGTAACACTGAAGACGGAAGTTGCTCGCTTCCCGCTTATACTTAAACTCGATTTCGTGAATTTCCGGCACTGAGCCGAGTTTACGGTACAGGCGGAAGAATACGCCCGAATAAGTTTCTATGTTTTTAGGTGTTGGCATATATGCTCCTTCATCAGAATAAATATTCACTTCTATTACGATTTGATTGTATCCATCTCCTAGCGAGTGGGCAAATTAAATTATCTCTCGGAAACGGGTAAATAACCATTTACCCCGATACTACCCCGATATTACCCCGATTGCTAGCAAATCGATGAGGGGGTGATACCCATGTATAGCTAAGTGTATGTTTTATATATATTTTTTTTTAATACATACCTACTCATACGCCCATGAGTCACCCCTACCTGCTCGCCCTAGCAATCGGGGTAATATCGGGGTTACAACGGGGATAATAAATATTTGCCCCGTTTACCTTATGGCGAAAAGGTGGCCTATATAATGACCGCGCGCGTATGCGCGATAGCACAATATTTATTCAACTCGCAAGCCTTTTCTTTTAACCCGAAGAAAAAACTTTTTTCATATCCGAAGCTAAAAGCGCTTGCTCCCTCGCTTGGTTAAAAGTATTATTGTTTATGTAGGGCAATGAAGCCCAAGAGTTTTTATTTTATTCACCAGCGGCAAAGCCGCATCCCAGAAAAGAGAGATTTATTATGGCTCGTAAACAATTTAATTTTGTAGTATCCGGCACAGCAGTAGTTGTTCAACGTCTGACTTATGCAGACCCAGACGCTCCAGCGGTAGTTGCTGAAGAAAAGACTTTCGCAGTAGCCGACGTTCCAGCTGAGCTTACCAATGGCGAAGGTGTTGTTTCACTGGCAGCATACGGCCTATCCCAGGTTCTTCAAGACCGCGTGTCAAGCTGTGACGCTGACGAAAAACTTGAAGCTATGGAGAAGGTGTTCGGCAACCTGGTAGACGGCAAGTGGAAAGAAGCTCGTCAGTCAACTGGTGCAACGAAGAAAGCTGCTATCGACCCATTCTTCGCGAAAGGTTTCTCTCTGTTCCTGCAAGGTCAGGGCAAAGATGTTACCGCAGAGCAGGCTACTATCATCCTGCAAGGTCTGGATGCAGACCAGCGCAAAGCACTGCGTACCAATGACGACATTAAGGCGTTCATTGAGAAAGCTAAAGAAGAAGCAACCGCTTCTGTTGCAGACCTTGACCTATCTTCACTGCTAGGCTAAGGTAAATGGGAGGGTGAATGTCCTCCCTTGCTATTGTTCTCAATAGTTGGCCACGAGAGTGGCGTTGTTTATCCTGATTGGGGCGTAAGCCCTTTAGAAAGTTTCTTTTTCAGCCCCTGCTCGTTTTGAGTGGGGGTTTTTTTTTTCACCAAGACGAAGTCTTGGAGGGATTCATTTTAGTCTCGGTGATTTGGGAAGGTTTTGGAGGGGATAGATTATATAATGTGATTCGGCTCGCAATTTTATAATGTGGTATAGACAAGCTGGCTAAATGTGCTAAGGTTGGAGGGTGTTAAACAAACGAGGACAAAAACATGACGGGAAAATTTGAATACGTGAATGGCGCGGAAATGGCAACGGCTGTGGCGGTGGTAATAAAGAATATAGAAAACCTTTGTTATTATGACCTGCAAACAATGCAAGATGTCGCCATAGCTTACGGCAAGAATAGCGGAAGCGAGGAAGAAAAAGCCATATGGAAGGCACTGGAAGATATGACGCAAAAAGAAATTTGCAAAAAGTAGAGGGCTGGCCGCGATAGCGGGAAAAGAAATTTGCAAAAAGTAAAATAAAAGCTGGACAAGGGGACAAAGTTCCCCTATTATTCACGGTGTAGGGAGCGAAGTCGCTTTCTACCAGCCCTTGAAAAGGGCGGTTTGTAAACAAAACTATTAGCATAAAGGATAACAACTTATGAAAACTAAAAACGTATTTACCCTAACAAGCGATTCAGTAGAAATGAAAGTTATGGACGTGACTAACCCTGATGAGCACAAGGAGCTTGCCAAGCACGAGTTTGACGTGACCGCCATCCCCGTGATTTTGGAGGACGGTGAACAAGCAAGCAAGAGTCTGGCGGCTTATGGCCTATCAAGACTGATGCAAGACCGCTGCTCGGACTTTACCGATAGCAAGCTAGGGGATGTTTGCGCGACTGCGGCCGAAGTGGCGAAGGCGAGACTGGAAGCGTATCAGGCGGTGTTTGACACGTTAGCGGGCGGTCAATTCAGGGCAAGAAGGGCGACTTCGAAAGCGGGCGCAAGTGTTGACGCCTTCTTCGCGAGTGGCTTTGCGGCCTTCTGTAAGGCGAATGGGAAGGACGTTACGCCCGAACAAGCTACGGTTATCTTGCAGGGTATGTCGGGAGAGCAGCGCAAGGCACTACGCGCGGATGACCGGATTAAGCCATTCATCGCGGAGGCGAGGGAAGCGGCAAGGACTGCGGTAGACGGGTTAGACTTGGAGTCCTTGCTTGGTTAAAAGACAAACGAAGTTTGTCGGAGCCGTTCCATTGTGGAGCGGCTTTTTTACGTCCGAAGGACGCGGGATGCTCGCGTGCGTGCGAGTGGGTGCTTCGGGTGAGGGGGGTGGGGTTTCCCCCCGAGGGGTGGGGACGGCGCAGTGGTTTCAAGCCTCGTTTCCGGACGCGCAGACCCCCTTACATCTGAAGAAAGCTCCCTTCGAAGAGGAGTTGCCTTCTGCGGCAAACCCGATATTCTCTTCTCCGTAGGGGGTCAAGCGGGTTGACCTCTCGAGGACGCCCGGCTTC